TCAAGCCCTAAGCTGTCGCGGGTCACGGTCGCAACGGTATCGTCTACATACTTTTTATCGGCAAGCTCGTTATCTAAGTCAATCACGCGATCAGCCGCGAGTTTCGGAATACCGCCGACGAACGTTTGCGGCGTTGCTTGGTTGACGTTAATGTAAACCTGATTTGCAATCGACGGCGGGAACGTTTCGCCGCTCGTTCCAACCGACTGCGCAACGGGGAAATTATAGTAACTGGTCGTAATCTGCCGCGTGACAACAGCGTCAACAACGGTATCACCGACAACGTTGATCTGCCAAACGCCCGCAGAAAGATTCACGTGGTCGCTTTCCAACACTTCATCGTCGGTCAAAACAACTTCATACGAGCTTGCGCCGTTCGTGAAAATCGCGCTCTTGGTCAGTCCGTCCCACTCGTCGTTAAACACGAATGAGAACGTCAGATAGTTGACGGTATCAGATACCGCCGGATAAACCTCGATAGGTGTCAACGTCTGCCCGCTGACGCTGAATAAGTTCGTCATCTTTCAAGCCTCTTTCTTAATCCTGCGCAGAGTTCATAATCCACAACGCCTCTTTTTGAGTGATGTAGCCGCTGTTTACACAAGCCCACAATTCGCATGAGCTGATTTCGTTTCTCCACCATTGTTCGCGGAGTTCAATTACTTCTGCGCGGTGTGCCATAATTACCTCTTGTTCCTGATTACTACGATGCCAGAGCCGCCAGAACCGCCGCTGACAGAAGCTCCATCATCGCGTTTTCCGGCTCCGCCGCCACCGCCGCCGGTGTTTGCGCTTGCACTATATCCTGTGCCGCCTTGCTTGTTTCCGCCATTCGCTCCGCCGCCAGCACCTCCAGCGCCGCCGTTGGGACTTCCACTATATTGTCCACCACCGCCGCCGCCAGCTCCCGCATAAAGCGTTCCTGTGACTTCGGCAAACTCTCTCGTGGTTGTCCCCTGACCAGTTCCTCCGTTATAAGCACCAGAAGCACCACCGTTGCCTCCGTTAGAACCTCCAGCACCAGCCGCAGTATATCCACCGTTTACGCCAGCACCGCCACCGGAGCCACCGTTTTGACCGTAATAAAAAGTTTGGCTTGCAGAACCACCATTTGCGGAGTACGTAAACGCCGAAGAAGCTGCACCGCCAGCGTTCGGGATTCCTCCGTTTCCAATCGTGATTGTGTAACCAGTTCCAGCAACTATCGGGTTATTAAGTTGCGTGTTGGTGTATCCGCCGCCGCCGCCGCCACCCGGTTGCGAACTTGCATTTCTACCGCCCGCGCCACCGCCAAGAATAAATATATCGATGTCGGCACTTTTCAACGGCGTGAACGTGCCGCTTGTGAGGAATTTCAGCCGCCAATCACCGCCGCCGTCATCGACCCACGTATAGGTTCCGTCATAGGTGAAGTCAGATTCAGTGAATCCAAGTTGACGAGCGCAACAGCTCATAAAAAACTCAATGTTGTTCATGTTGCAGTCGCCCCCACAACCAGCCAAGTTTCCGTTCCAGTGCCAGTGAGGTGAACGAGCGAGATAGCCGCGTTCGCCGCTGCAGATGCATAACCGCCGACTTTGACGAGCGTAACGCCAGAACCCGCGACAATCGTCAACGTGCCTGACGAGTTGCAAACGGGGATAATCACGCCAACGTCAAAAGTGCTTGCGGGAATAGTGCAGTTCGCCGTTGCGGTAAATTCCGTGATCTTGTGTTCGTCGCCCGCTACCAGTTCGTAATTTGCGCTTTTCGTCTGATATGCAAGCGTGGTATATGTATTAGCAACCTTGCTATCACTCCCAAGTTGCGCCAACCCATACTGACCAATCGCAGACGGATCGAGCGCATCAGTCTCGCCATATTCGTGCGACGTCGCGTGAATCGGGATACCCGTGGATTCCAGCACTTCAAGCTTTTCCGTGTACTCTTCCTGCAACGCGGCAAGTGCTTCGCGCTGTGCGTTGACCGTGCCGCAGTACGTCGTGCTGTTGCGCGTGTCGGTAATCATCGCGCTTGTGAGCGTGACCGCGTTCGCGGGGATCACGATGATTGCAAACACTCTGTCTGTCGCCGCGACAAACGTTGTCCGTGCCGCTACGTGGTTGTCGGTAAACTCGCCCGTTGCTTCATCGAGACGAACGCCGATATAAATCGTCTGATCGCTCGTGGACGAAGTCATTGTGATATCGTAGTCGGTCGTTTCCTCGAAGTCGTAACCCTCCATCGTGCCCCAGCCAGCACTAACCGTCGCGGTTAATCCCGTTTTTGGAGCAACGTAGAACGAACTTGTCGGGTCTAGCGATATTCCGTTGCCTAGCATCTTTTTGTGTCTATTTGCGAGAAACGCAGCGTCCACAGCCTTGTTTCCAACAAAGATACCGTCGCCGTTCACCGCGCCGCTCGTTGATGTGAATACCCCGCTCTTAAATGCCATTGTTTTTGATCTCCTTTGCTATAAGCTGCCGTAACGTCAGGAAGTCTTTTCCGAGTTTCGGCACGATTGCGTAATCATTATTCTTGTCGATGATGTGATCCACCGAATACACGCGCTTCGTTGCCGCGATGTTTCGGACAGGATCGAGAGTGTCTATTACGTCACCTATATTATAATCGATTTCGTACTCTGGTGCAAGTTCTTGGTTCACATCACCGTCTAACGCTTCGACCACAACAGAGGATTGCAACGCGTCCACGCCGACTTGGTAGAGGTTGCCAGAGTGGGAGGACGTGCCGTAGGTAACTGCATCAACGTTCGTCGTGATTGTGGGTGTTGTCTGCGTTGTCCAGTTAATGCCGTCCGATGATATTGCAACCTTGTGCGTAGAGTAGCCGTACGCATAGAAGTTGGTTCCGTTGAAAGCGACAGCAATATAATCAATCGTATCGGCTGGCGTGCAATCAGTCCACGTGATTCCATCATACGAATAAGCGATTTTATTTGTTTGCCCAATCGCGACGATTAAGCCTTTTCCTACTGCCGCGTCTAAAAATTTGAAACCAGAAAAAGAGCTTATAACGTGTGGAGTGTGGGTTATGCCGTCATCGCTAGATATTGAAGTTGCAGGATAATTAGTTCCACTCACAGTAACAAATCCAACGGCGACAATAATATCTTTATATTTCACAGTTCTTGTAATTGTGCCACCTGTCGTAACCTCTCCCTCGTCTTGTATGTTGAACTTCCAATTTTTTCCGTCATAAGAAGTTCCCATCGATATTCCCGTTGGAACTGCTGAAAATGTAACTACCCTGTTACTCGCAGAGACGGAATTGACAATCTTTTGAGTTGACGTGTCTGCATACGTCCAAGTGGAAGCATCGTAACTATAATAAATATTACCCATCGAATCAAACGCAAAATACATCCCATCGTCATAGGTTACGCCCTCTATTGCGTTTACCGAACCAGTTGATACAACAGCCCACGTTGTTGCATCGATTGATGTCAAAACCTTACCGTTTTCTGCTCCAACCGCAAAATTACCGTTAACGTAATCGACGGCATACAGATTTTCCGTAGTTCCGCTCGTCTGGCTTGCCCACGTGATTCCATCTGTCGATGTCCAAATTTTACCTGTTGCTCCAACCATTACAAATAGGTTTGTCGCTTCGCTTTCGTCCGCACCAACAGCACGACCCGAAACGGTCATCACACGCTTTGCCGCGCCGTTAGACAAATCAACCTCAACCACTTGCGGATTGTCGGGGTCATCGTCGTGAACGATTGCGTAATTGCGAAAATCCTTGATCGACTTTTTGTAGGTCGCCTTTTCGATCTCCGCTGTCGTGGAAAGCTGGACAGGCGGGTTGACTGTCTGGTCTTGCGTTCGGTCGAGTGCTTGCGTGATATTGAACACGAGCGCACCCGTTGAGCAGTCGCACGTGATCTCGTAAGAGAACCCGCGCTGATTGAGTTGCGTGTACAGAAACTCGCTCAACGTCTGCCACGGGATGGTCGTTGCATCCATCGCGCGGGCATATGCGTTGTCAGTGCCTAATTCAAGCCCTGTCACGGCTTGTGTGCCCGTTATCGCGTACTTGTTGACCAAATACCTTATGCGCTCTTCTAAACGCCCCTGTAGCCTCTCCTTAGCCGTAATAACGATTCGGTCAAACAGCACGTTCAGCGAACACCCCGTGACCTTGACGGTGCTGTCAGCATCCTCGCTGGTGATCGTCTCAACTTCGTACACTCTGCCGTCAATTTCCATCCACGACGCGCCGCTTAATTGAGCAAAGTAGTCCATCTCCGCGACAAGCGAGATCGTGCCGTGTTTATCCCACGCGTCAGAGTACGCCAACGATTCCCACGCGGCGATGGGATCACCATACACCGCGAAGGAACCATCAAGCAATGTGATAACTTTGTTGTACTGGCTCATTGATACCTCTCTGCGTACTCAATTTCTGGGATCAAGTTTGCAACGCCGCTGTCCGCGCTGATCGTGAGCGTGTTCGTGCCGATGTCAAGCGGGAAGAAAGTCGAAAGCCTGTCACGAGAACACCACGCGCCGTTACACTTGACATACGGTTTCGCGCCCGTGTAGATTGTCAGCACGTCGCCGTCTGCCAGCGTCTTGATAGCGCGAACGTACTCACCCGCGAGATTGGTCACTTTCGGATTCACGCACGCGCCCGTTGCGGTCAGCGTCAGCAGGAACCCCGGTTCGTCGTCGCCGCTCACCGTGAAAGTCAGTTCATTACCAGAAGAAACCACGCTCGGAGTGTATCCCGCCGCAATGATTGTAAACGGTGCCATGAATAGCGGTATCTCCGCGCTGAACGCCCGTTCAATGTCCTCACTCAATAGCCACGGGTCCGGACACGTAAACTCAACTCTGATATCAGCGGGAACGTTCCATTTCATGCCCTCTTCGTCGCGCTTCTTCACGCTTGTGATAGCACCCGCCGCAGTCCGCACAACACCGTGTTTGTATAACGTGATTGCACCGTCGCGCTTAGCGTTCATGTAACTTCTAAGCTGCAACCATGTAGCATCAATCTGTGCGGGGCTGTTTAACTTGCTCTGGATGTACATCACAATTTCACGCGGTTGGAAACGACGCTTTTTGAAGTACCCGCCGTCTTTATTGGCGTACTGACCAATCTGGACATCAGCAACCATGAATGTGTCTTCAACGATGTGCGTTAAATTCCAGTCGTAGCTATCGCCCGTTTGGATGGAGTTTACGCCGATATCAAGTTTAACTTGTGTTGGTTCAACTGTTCCTGCCATACACTACCTCTTCAAAGTTCCGCGTGATTCTGTTTGCTAACTGCGTGTCGCTCTCGACAACGCCGCCAATCGTGATGGGAGCGTAGACACCGCCAGCAAGCCCGCCACCGATTGCGCCAGTTTGTCCGGTTGTGCCGGTTAACCCGCCGACGCTTCCGCTCGAACTGTAAACCACATTGACGCGGATTGTGATCTCGGTCGGGATTTGCTCCATTGCCTTTGCCACCTCGTAAGCCAGATACGCAAGGTCAATTCGCACGCCGCCGATTGCGTAGGCTAGATCAAAGTGGACACGCTCCAGCAACGCGGAGAACGAACCCTTGATGCTCTCAAAGCTCTTTTTGAAAGCGTCTGTGAGTGAGCTTGTCGCGCCGCTGTAGTTCTGTGATTTAATGGACGTAACAAGCGACTGTCCGAACGCCTCGCCTGCTTCCGACGCGGCATCATCTGCACCCTCCAGCACACCGAGCAGCGGATTCTCTTCCCCGTCAAGCCCCGCGCCCAAGCTCTGCAACCAAGCGTCTTTCGCATTCTCGCCGCCGTTCTCAAAAGCCGCAACCAGTGCGCCGAGTTCTTCGTCTGATGCACCCGCGAGTTCGTTCAGAACGCCCGCCATGTCTTCGGGTCCACTGTCGATCAACGGTTGTAAAAGGTCGCTCGGTAGCTTCTGACCGAGATAAACGATGTTGTCTGACCAATCCTGCAAAGCCGTTGCGTTAAACTCTAGGTTTCCGATCATCTCTGAAACTTTAAGCTTGGATTCGGTGCTGATCTTATCAAACATGTTCGTCGCCGCCGCCGTGAAGTTGTCAAGCCGCGCCGCTACGTCATCAGCGGTCATGCCGATATCGTCAAGCACATCCGTCACATCGTAGCCGCCGATAACTATGCGATCAACTTCGTCCGCAAGTTCTCGCTCTGCCTCGGTGAGAGCGTTCAGCGATTGCGTTGATTCGTCGGTCAGTGCCGTGTTGCTTTCTAGGTTGTCGTTTAGGTCTAGAATTTCAGCCGAAACAGAGTTGTATGCGTCCTGCGCTTCTCTCACGGCTTTGTTCAGTTTCAGTCGCTCCACTACCGTTGCGCCAGAACCATCACCAGCAGCATAGAACGCTTTTCTAGCCTGTCTAAGTGCGTATTCCGCGTCTGCCTGTTCTTCCAGCAGTCTGGTGTATCTTGCAAGCTCTGCCGCGCCTTTTGCCGCTTCATATTGCGCCTCTGTCATTGTGCGCAACGCTTCCGTGTTCGTTGATAGCTTTCCTGTTTGCGCGTCAAACGAAAGGTTCAATCCGCTGATAGCACCGTTCAGCTGGTCAACGATAGATTGCATCTTGCGCTGTTCAATTGATGTCCCGCCGTATTCCGCGCTCATTTGCGAAAGCGCGTCAATCATGGCTAGTGTTCCGCGTCTGCTTGATTCAATTTCTTCTGCGGATTCCCTGAAAGCGTTACTCGATGTTTTGACTTTGTTCGTCAGCTCACCAACATCGTCCAGTGCCTGTGCAGCTTCTGGATGAAGTTCCTCGTATCTTTTGTTCAGCAACGTAATCGCGCCAACCAAAGCACCAACCGCCGTTACAAGAATGAAAACGGGGCTTGCGCTCATTACGGCGTTTAGAATTTTTTGTGCTGCCGCGAGTGCCTTAACGCCCGGAGTTAGAACGTTGATAATCAGTAACGCCGCCATAGAAGCAGCCAATCCAGCTGCCGCCGAAGTAGCAAGCGGGAACCTGTCCGTAATTACGTCGATAAATCCAGCTAGTCCGCGCTGTCCGATAGCATCAGCCGCCGCGCCAGCAATCTTGCCAAGCTCCTGCTGAAACTGCTTCGCAACAGGTATGAGACGATTTCCGATAGCGGTTTTAAGCTCGTCGGTAGCAAGTGCCGCAAGCCTCTGCGAGTTGGCGTAACTGTCGCTCGTTCTGGCAAAGTCGCCCTGTGCGTCAGCCGATACGCTCATGAGGTAGTTAAACCGCAGCGTCGCTTGCTCTGCCTGTGTCATGCTTGCGTATGCCGTGTCGATGCCCTGCGCGAGCGCGTAAGCCTCCAGATTGGCAACGCTCATATTAATGCCGAGTTGCCGTAACGGTTCAGTCTCGCCCGCGATGCCCGCCCTGATCTTCTGAAACGCTTCATCAGTCGAGATATTGTAAAACGATGCAAAGTCGCCAGCAAGCCCCGTCATAGCCGTTGACATTTCGCCAACCGCGTCAAGCGTAAGCCCCATGCTCTTTAGCATCGCGCCAAGTGTGCCTGTGTATTTTTTCGCCGCTAGTTCGGATAAGCCGAACGCGTTCTTTGCGCTCTTTGCAAAGTCGTTTACGCTCTGTGCGCCATCTTCAAACGTGACATCGATAACGTTCTGCACTTCGGACAGGCTGGATGCTAACTCTATGCCCTCTCTTCCAACCTGCGCCATGCCCTGAACTATCGCACCCGCCGCGAACGCGCTACCAATAACGCTGATAGCGGATAGCGCGATGCTCTTGATGTTGGCGATGCCGCTAACAAAACCCGCTTGGTCTACCTTTGTATCAAATTTTAACGCTCCATCATACGCCATGTTTCAGTTTCTCCAGTTCCGCGCTAACATCCCCGCCGCCTGTCAGCACTTTATAGATTCGGTCGCGTTCTTCCTGTTCTGCCTTGTTGACTTTTGTTTCAATTCTCAACGCTTCTTGCGCTTCCCTGACGGCTTTCGGATCATCGCATTTTGACGGGTCAGCTTTGCGTAATTCTTCCCTACGTCGGAGCTTCTTGCCAATCGGAGAATCAGCCCACATTGCGCCCTCTAGCAACGCGCAGAACTTCCACCAGTGCATTTCCGTCTCTAGCAGGTCGATTCCGTACAGCGATAAAAACGACGCGTAAATCTCTGTTGCGTCCACCTCGTAGTCAAACACGGGCGGTCTATCGTCGCTTTCGTGCTTTATCGCTTTATCACGGTAAAGGAATTTCATGAACGCGTCAATGCCCGCTTGGGGTTCTGGTTGTCTCGCGCCGTAAAACTCTTTGAGCATGATAAGCGGCTTCTGCCAGTCGATGATGTCATCCGCTTCGACAACGCGCTTAATCTTCAAGATCGTTCGGAAACTCGCGTTAACAGAAAAGACGTTGCCGTCTACCTCAACGGCTTCAGGCAACGCCTCGTCTTTTGTTTTAGTTAGTGTAAATTCATACGCCATACTTTGACGCTGTGGCGGTCTGGTATGCGGCATACACCGCGCCAACGATCACCGCCATGCACTCTTGGAGCTTGCGGAAACCAACCGGAACGCCGCCGCTGATCTTCTGCAACGCACCCACGCCCAAGATGGTGTCGATGTACGATGCCATGTCGCGCAGATTTTTGAGAACCGCTTTCTCGTCGTTAACGTCAAGCTTCTCGCTCTCGTCAATCAGTCGCAGAGCATCAGACAGGATATCCGCGTCACTCTTCAAAAGCTCAAAAGTGATACCGTTGATTTCGACGTACTGCTTCTCAAACGAGATTGTGATCTTCGGCACAACGCTCTTGGCTTCCTCAATGGGCGCGGGCTTCTTTTTCAGCATTTCGATTAGTTTACTCATAAAGCTCCTTAGGCAAATGTGATGGTTCCGGTCGGATCAAGAGTGCCCGCAGTGGGATCGCCAACCTGATGGAAATTGCCCTTGATGTGGACAATCTCGGTTCCTGCGCCCTCGATGCTCGTGACTTCGACGGCAACCTTAAACCGACGCGCGGGATACTCGTCGCCAGTGGTAGGCGTGACGTAGAGGTCAGCCCTGACGTAGTAAAGCTCTGCCGCGCTGCCAATCCTGCTATTGCGCACAATGTCCTCGATGAGCATCGTCGCGCCCTCGCCCGTTCTCAACTGAACGTCAAACGGGAACGTGCGTTCGTAGCTTGTGACCGTGCCGCTAACGTTGATGTTATTCACGAACGGCGTTTTGTCCATTTTCGGATTCAGCTGCTCGTCAACCTGCACAACGCCCAAGCCCATGAGGTAATAGGTCGGCGTTTCGCTCACTGCCGCGAGATAGTCACCGAGATAGTTTCTGGTTACTGTTCCAACTTCGTATGCCATAGTATTTCTCCTTTACGCGTCAGCGACGAATGCAAGCGTGGTCGGGTTAAAGTCGCCCTCGGTGTAATCGCCAAACTGGTGCAGGTTGCCCTTGATGTGAACGATTTCAGTGCCCGCGCCCTCAATGCTCGTGATCTCAGCAGTCACTTTGAAACGCCGCGCGGGATACGTGCCCGTGGTCGGTGCGCGGTACAGGTCAGCACGAACATAGTACAGTTCAGCATCAGAACCAACCTTGCTGTCGTGACCGATAGCAACAAGCAGCATCGTTGCCGCTTCGCCCGTGCGCATCTGCACATCGAACGGAAACACGCGCTCATAACCCGTGACAGTTCCCGTTGCACTCGCGTTGTTAACAAATGCGGTTTTGTCGATCTTGGTATTCGGGCTTTCGTCTACCTGAACCACACCCATCCCCATCAACGTGTACGCTACTGGGCTAATTGCGCTCAGGTAATCCCCGATATAATTTCTGGTTGCGGTTGCAATATCAGGCATTTTGTTTCTCCTTTAAGCTGTTAATGTTTTAGGTTCATAGTAGACGATTTCCAGCCCGATCTGATAGATTATGTCTGCTTCAGTCGATTCTAGTAAATATGCCGATTCGGAAACACCAACCGATTGGCACACCCGTCCACCCGTCAGCGTCGGAACGTTCCGCGCAAAGCTCTGCTCGCGCACCCACGTCTCAAACGCTTCAAGCCATTCTTGGTTATCTACCCGCAATTCATCCATTTGCGCCGATCTTCGCGCTCTGAATAGGAAGAATGCGGTAACGTCTTTGCTTCCGTCCACGTAGTGCTGGACGTTTCGCCCGGGCGATTTAATAACGCCCATGCTCGTTGCTTCTTCGCCTACTTGGTCGGTGTCAACTGCGGATATACCAGAGTAGGTAAGCAACCATGTTACTAAAGATTCTGCAACGCTCGTCATTACCTAACCCCCTTCGCGCCCGCTAGTCTAGCCGCGCCGTTTAAGATTTTAGCAACGCCGCCATTGCTTTTCATCGCTTCAAACCAGTGATGTGTGGTGATGCCGCGATGGTGTAGTGTCGTGTCGTAGTATTGTTTGCGCGAGTACGGAGCGTTCTGATTGACTTCGCCCGACCCGAATTGCGTTGCGCTGTATGCGCTGTCACGCATTGTTCCGGATAGCTTCGGCGTGAATGGCTCCATCATTCGCACAACGTCAGCGTCAATGAACACCTGCACCCGTTGCCCGTCCATCAAACCACGTTCGCTCAAAAGCTGTCGTGTAGGCTTGATCTCAAGTCCCATTACACCGCCTCCACCTGCCAGTGGTTAAGCATCGCCCTGTGTGTGTTGTCGCCCACCGCTTGAATGGTCGCGTATGTTCCGCTTGCGGCTGTCAGTGCAACAAGTGCCGCCGCGTTCGTGATCTCGGTCGCGTTCTCGCCGTAAACCACAATGAATCCTTTGTCGAGCGTCCACGTTCCGCTTGTTCCCGCGTAGGCTTTCGGCTCGACGTGTGACGCTCTTACTCCGCCAACGATCACGCTCGCCTCTACGGGAACCGTGATGGACGTTTGCCGCACTAGTTTCAAGTTGCCGTTGCTGTCGTTCGTTCTGACGGTTTTCTGCGTCCAAATAACGCCTGTAATAACCGCCCGCGTCCACGTTGTACCGTATTTCATGTACAGCGTCATTGTGTCTCTTGCAAGCGGGTTCAATAGATCACCCCCGCATACATCAGCGGAGTTTCGTAGTCGTCATCCGTTACTTCGTTGCTCAAATAGTCATTACAGTATTGAGCGATTCGCGCCCGCGTTTCTTGCGGTGTCGCGTAGGTCGCGCTGACCGAACCGTTACTGAAAGACTTAATACCGCTTTTCTGTGATTCTTCGTTTGCCGCGAGATATTCCACAAGCTCAAACATAAGATTCTTTACAGCGTCGCGTACCGTCGTTTCTTCGCTGATCCTGTTGTGCGTCAACCTGTCAACGTGCATTCGTGCGTTCGTTTCAAACCGAGTGTAGGCGGTAGAGGTCAGCGTCCCGCCGCGTGCCGTGTATTCAGCATAGGTTAGATACATACTCTACCGCCCTTCTGTTAATGTTCGTACCAATCAAGTTTGACCGCCATATAGTTGTTCGATGTCGTGGCGTTCGTCAGCCTGAACAGATACTTGGTGTTCTTTTTGAGGATGAACTCGTGAACGTCTCTCGAACCACCGCCGAACGATTTGCCCGTACCGAGATGATACGAACGAATGAGCGTTGTCCCCGCAGTGATTGCAGACGGTGACGAGGTTACAACAACTGTTGCCGCCGTTGCACTGTTCCTGTCGCGGTTATACTCCACAATCGCATCACCTGCCGTCGCCGTGACGTTCTCGTAAAGGAGAACATCCGTCTCAGCTTCAACGTCGATTTCGTAGGTGAAGTGTGCTCTAATGTCCGTGTTCGGCGTGACAATCAGCAAGTCAAGGTTTGCACCGTTTCCGATGTCGGCTTTATACGACGCGGTAAACGATTCGCCGTCGTGTATTTCACAATGCGCATAATCAATCACGCACATTGAATCTCCGCTTTTGACGGTTTCAAGGATTTCAACTGCTCTTGCGAGGCTCATTTAGTGCCTCCTTACGCTACAGTGCTAAGCGTAGCCCCATCGATAGCCAGTACACGCCATGCGAACGTAGCACCGAGTTTGATGCCGCGCAGCTTGATAAACTCGCCAGCCGCGTCAAACAGGATCGTGTTATTGCCCGTTGCATTGACCGCGCTTGCAACCGTAACCGTCCGAGAGCCGGAACCTGCAACGGTATCAGCGGAGATACAAATCTCCTGCCCCGCAAAGGTCGGAACCGCCAGAGTGTTGGTTTCTGCCGCGTCCGCAATCGTCAGCGCAAGGTCGCCATTTCCCGTAACGGGGATAGCCGCTTCGTGAGCCGCGACAATCGCTTTGGCGTTCGGCGTAGCAGTCAGCGTAAGCATCGCCGTAGTGACCTTAGCCGCACCGATAGCAGTTGCACCCGCGTTCGTCAGCGAGATGTCACCAGAGACAGCAACGCTGTTGATGTCGGTACCGTCGCCAACAAGGATGTATCCGCTGTTGTTTGCGTCCAAGTCAGTGGGAGCGTCAGCCGCGCCGCCGACTTTGATCGTGCCGCGCGTCATGTTCGCGAGTTTCGCGTTGGTCACCGCATCATCTGCAATCTTGGCAGTGCTTACCGCGCTTGCCGCAATCTTAGCGGTTTCAACCGCACTTGTCGCGAGATGTTCGGGATCAATCGCGCCAGCCGCAATATGCTCGGAGTTGACAACATCGTCGCCAATCTTGTCAGCGGTCACACAGTCCGCACCGAGAGCCGTTGCATCAACCGCACCAGCCGCAAAATGCGCCGTGTCAATCGATCCGTCAACGTACTGGTCGGAATCGATAGAGTTTGCCGCCATAAGAGCAACGGTAATCGTACCGTCCGCAATCTTCGCAGCGGTTACCGCGTCATCGGCAATCTTATCGGTCGTGACAGCCGCGTCGCCAATCTTGGAAGAAGTGACAGCTTCTGCAACGATCTTTGCCGTGGTGATAGAGTCGTTTTCAACGGTCGCAGCGGGCGAGAGTGCCTTGCTGTTAGAGCCGTCATGATCATGACCCGCTACCGTGTCGAGAATAACATCCTTGAACTCTTCTTCAAGGAACTTCCGCATCTGCGGGTTTCTGACTAGCGTATAGTCAATAGTGATTTCAGCCATATGGTTTTCCTTTCATAGTAGGCGGGGATATTTCACCCCGCCATTCGTTCCTATGCGTTAAGCAGTAGCGAGAGAGGTGATCGTGCCGTGTGCAAAAGTCGGGCCATGATTCAAGCCGATCATGCCGAACATCTGACCCTTTTCAGCCGCGCCAGTCTTAGCAAGTTCCTCGTAGAAGAAGTTGCCTTTGCCAGGGACGGGCTGGAACACGGGAGCGCAAACCGCAACGTCTGCAACTAGCAGCGTACCAGCGGGCATCATGCGGTGAGCCGGAGCAACGGCGATGTTGCCGAAGTCGGTTTCAAGCTGCTTGACGTTCACGCCACCAACGTTCCGATCTTCGGGCGCATAGCCGTAAATGTCGGACAGCTTCTGCTTCTGGAAACCACCGCAGAAGATGACGGGGTTTTTGAACATTGCGCCAGCGGTGAACATGGCAAGCAGGAGCTGATCCATCAGTTCTTTGCTCAATGCCGCACTCGACGCGTTAACAGTGCTTGCCGCCGCAGAGATCATGCCGCGCGTCTGGTTTGCCTGACTCGCATTGCCAGCGAGATTGTACGTGCCCTGAAGGAAATGCCATTCAACGCGACGCGCAATAGATTCAATGTGCTTTGCGATCTGGAAGTCTTTATCAGTGACGTTGTTCTGTGCGCCAGCCGTATTGATACCAGACAGCCTGCCCTCGTTCGCCTGTTTGACGTAAGAGCTAATGACGGATTCCATGAAGATCTGCGTCACGTTCTTGGTCTGCGTGCGAACAAAGTTCACGGGAGTAACGCCCGCAATAGATTCATCCTCGGTGATGTTCTCCTGCGACAGCGATTCGTGAGAATACTGACTGTCAACGGGAAACTCAAAGTTATCGGTCATCTGACCTCCAGAGAGCCCGCCGATCATCGACAGGAACGGCGTGTTAATCATGTCAGACGTGTACAGTTCGCCAGTATAGTTGGGCAAACCCCAAATGGTGCCGGTTGCTTCGTTAGGCATATAAATGCTCCTTTATTTTAGTGCAAATAGTTGGTTTTTCAACGCAACCGCCTCCACGGTTTTACCCGCTTTAACTGCGGATTCCCACTGCTGTTGCAGCAAGGCTTTCGCGTCGGGATTCGGTACGTTGCCCACGCCGCCCATATTCGCGGGCGGGTTCATGCTCTTAAAGAACGGTTTGTCCTTCGTGAGCGTGGTGTAAATCTCTGCATCGCCCTTGCCCTTGTTCGCCGGATCGTCAACTGCCGCCATAAACTTGTTCATCACGGCTTCTTCGATGTCGGGATCAAGGAACTCGTGCTGTCCCTTTGCGGTCGCAAACCGCTGTGCGGCTTCGCGCTGTTTCGCGGTCTTGGCTTCGTTCGCCACGCGTTCAGTCTCGGCGGTCTTGTAAGCGTCGATCTGTTTCTGCAACTCGTCCGCACTTCCCTTGACCTTTTCAAGTTCCGTGATGGTCGTTTGTGCTTTGTTCAACTGCTCCTTGATATCGTCGTAGTCCTCGAACTTCTTCTGTTCGCGCGTGATGTCCTTGCCCGCTTCGGTCATGATCTTGTCAATAACCGCCGCTCGGTTCTCAACCGTTTCAGGGATAAGAGATTCAATGGTTTCGCGTTTCATGTGTCTCCTTCGCATTACGCCTTTTTTACGAGGTCGGCTCCTCGTGCGTTTGCGTTTTTGATCCCGCCGGATTATTATTTCACAGGTATGTAACCCGCTACTTTCATTCTGTCGTACTGCGTCGGAATACCTGCCGCTTGGGATATCTTTCTGTACTCCGCGCGTAACGCCTTGATATTGGTCTGTGCTGTCCTTGCTAGATCGTCCGCTCCTGCCGCTTTTGCAAGCGTTGCAACGTCTTTCTGGTAGCGAACAGCTGTTTCTATACGCCTCTGTTCCTGCGTCCAATTATACCGCGTTTTGGTCGTTTTGTCAATCGTCACCTTTTCAGTGCTGTTTCGGTTGACATTCTCCAATTCCTCCGCAGTGCGTGACGGTTCGCTGATGCCCACGACGATGGGAAATGCAAAATGCTTGCAGTTCAGCGTGCCAATCGGACGCGTGAGGGTGCTTTGCAATTGCTCAAACTCGGCGTTCGTGTACTGCTTGCCTTGCACCTCAATGTGATCCTCGGCACAGTCCAAGTGTGCGCTAATCTCCACGCCGTCAGCATCGAACTCTTTGCCTACTGCCTCTGCAATCTTCTGGTTAACGCTCCGCACACCGTCGAGAATGTTCTGCCGCATCGCCGTGTCAATTCGTCTTGATATTCCGGACGGATACCGAACGCGCAAGCCCTCGCCCGCAACGTCACGCAATCCGCTCTCAATCGCTTTTGTGTACGTGGTCACGCCAGCTTGAACCGCTTGCACCGCATCGTCAACCGCTTGTCTGTACGTGGTTGACCGTAGCGTGGTTCTGGACAGGTTCAGCAGTGCGCTATCGGTGACCCTGATCTGTCCCAACAGAATCTGTTGCATCACAACATTGTTCTTGAACGGTGTCTGCTCGTAGAATCGCGCTGCGTCGCCGTACACGCTCGTAGCGGCGTTTTTGAGTAATTGGCGTACATCTACTATATTGCGCCTTAAAACCGCTGCAAGCTCCTGTTCTACGGTCTGCATGGTTACGTCCATCTTGCGCAACTGCTCAATTAGCTGCAAGTCCGTCGAGCTTATCTTTCCGATCTTGGCAATGTGTTCGCCAACCATGCGGAGATACTTTTCTTTTACGCGGTCTACTCGCAGCTGGAATATCTCGATAGCCGCTTCAATCTTTTCATCAGATAACATGGTTATGCACCGAAGTCAATCGCGGGAGGCGCATCGGCTTTCGCTTCTTCGATCTCCGCTTGTGCATCGTCCAGCGAATCACCCGTGACCCACGATGCGAGATGTGCCAGCGTGATACCGCCGCGTGTCTGTAGGTCGCTCAATTGCTTGTAGCTCTGCTCGGTGCTTTCGATCATGGAGTAATCCCAGTCGAACGAGATTTCATAGTTACCACGCGCGCCCGCAGGAGTTAGCCCGAACCGCTCTGCCAGAACGTCCACGGCATACGCAACGTCAACCATTGCCGCCTCGATGTTCTTCCGCATTGCGGTGATGACGGCAAACGTGTCATATTGTGCCGCGCGGACTTCGTCTTTATTCGCATAGCTCAATGCTTGATGCTCAGTGAGAATGCCCTGTGAGAGCGAACACGCCTTTTCAAGTCTGCGATAGAGCGACTGTAACCGCGCCTCCATAGCCTCTTGACGGATCGCGGGAGAGTAGTACTGCCAAACTCCCTTATCGTTCATCACCGCAGATTCTACGGGAATAAACGGCGTGTCGCTGTCCTGTACTGTCCGCTTGATCTGGTCGATGGTCGCGAGACTTGCCGCCGCCGTGTCTGTCTTGCTTCTCCACAGTGAAGCGTCAAGCCCAAGCATCGGACGTGTGAGAAGATACTCTCTGCGATAGATGCCAAGATGCTCAACGACCTCTAGCACTTCGCGCTCTGCGCCGTAGGTAATCGGTACGCCGTACGTCTTGATCGCGCTTCGATTGTCTCGCGGGCATCTGATTTCTGCAAATAGCAAGCGGTCTGTTCCGCTTATATAAATTTCTGGTGTGATATCTGCCCACGCTGCAACGGTGCTAAACGGAATCTGTACAAGCGACGAATCAGTAACGATGGTTTGTATTAACTGCGTCCCGTTTTCGTCCATCTTGTAATTGATCCAGCGGAGATATTCATCATCACCAGATAACGAAACCTCAGCAAGAATAACTGCCCATGTGACTTTCTTTCCTCTGCGTTCTAATACAATACGGTTTTCTTCATTGGTCGCGCTAATGACGATCTCGCCACCCGTAACCGTTGGCACCAACACCATACCGCCCTTACCGAACGCTTGGGATGTTACCCACGGCATATCGTCTTCCCATAACGCCATCATAGCGGCTTTGATTAGATCGACGCGCTTCCCTGTACCGTCAATAACCATATCGCTATCTCCAAACACCTTAGATGCCAGCGCATTGGATATGGTCGCGGTGATGTTCTCGCCATCAATGTCTTCGTAGTTATCCGCATAGGATGTAGACGGTACTGGTTCAGGTGTTTTCTTGAAGAACGATTTTACCCACTCCCAGAAGCGTTTCCACATGTCTCAAATCCTCATTCCTTGTCTAAGTATCTTACCAGTGACGCGGCACTGTCCGCGCAGTCATCGTGCTCCGCGTCTTCGGTGTAGTCCATGATGTCGTTGAGGTATTCCTTGCTTGTGCCCTCTAGCCAGACGATTTTATCCCACCACTTACGCAGTCGGGATTTAATCTTGTGATCTTTGTTCGTGTTCTCGCTGTATCCCTGACAACGATACCCAAGCCGCCTGATTTCCTGCACGAGATATCCTTTGTCGCCGTTCAACTCGCAGAAGATTAACCCAACGCGCAGCTCGTCACACTTAGCCAGTATATCAGCGAGACAAAAATCAACATGCTTGGTGAACTTCATTCCGTAAGCGTATATCGTGTCGCCTCGCTTTACGCCGATTGTGCAAGCCGTTGCGTCATCGCCGCCATATCCAGAGTCTATATGACACGCGCCGTTGACAAACAATTCTTTATTGCTGTCGAACTTCGGTGAAGCGGTGAACAACTGCCCGTCTGCCGCGATATGCCGCAACTCGTAGTTGGCGGCGAACAGTGACGGCGTGAGATTGTGCTTGATGACCTCCAGTTCTGCCGCATCGATCAATCCCGTGCTGTAGCAATCGAACCGCTCAGGCTCTGTCATAAGCGAGAACGCATCATCCCTATGCCACGGAGTACCCGTGTTGAAGAACCTACCGCCGCGATTCAGGATGTTTCTCAACTCCTGATAGATGATCTTCGTCCGGTCGCGCTCTGCCTTGCTCACGCGGTCTTGGATGTTCACGATATCGTCCGTGAATATACGGTCGAAATGCTTACCAGTGAGCGAACCGCCCGTGCCCAGCCCTGTAAGCTGTGGCGTGCCGCGCGGATCGTTCGTCAGGTTCGTGCTTAACTCGTTCACGGTCGCCGTTGTGAGTATCAGCTTAACGCCGTAGATGGTCTGCACAAAGTACTGCATCTGCTGGCTCTCTAGTATCTTGCGCACCTGCCGGATGATCTCTTTGATATCCGCGTCCGTCTTGCGCATGAACAACGTTCGTAGCCTCGGCATCAGCACAACAATCAACGCAAGCGCGATAGATACACACGTTGTCTTATAGCTCGATCTGTGCGCCTGTAGCGTCTGATCCTCTTTGCCACGCACCATATCGATGATCCATTGGTTGTGCGTCTCTGTGAGCTTCGTGAATCCGATTAGATGCCCCAGCTTGTACGGTTGCTCAATCAGAAACGTGACCGCTTCGTCGCGTGTCATTTTCCAAGTACCATAGATTCAATCTGCTCAACCACTCCAGCGTCAACGTCAGCCACCATGATCTTTTCAATCGGCTTCTGTCCGGCGGTATCGCGTACAAGCTCCCACGCTTTCCAATCGCCCTCGGATGCTTTCTCAATCGCCCTGACAGCCATAATAGCGGCGTTCGTCATCGGATCGCCGTTTTCGTCTAGCATGAGCGGATTCTCTTTTTCCATTAGCTCGTTGAGCAGTTCCCGCAATAGCTTCTTTTCTCGCTTTGCCTCTCCACTCTTAACGCCGCCTACCTTGCCAGCCTCCCGCGCTTTCTCCGCGTTATACTTATATGGTTCGATGTTTTCTTTACCAGCCATACTTCAACCTGTAAGCCTTTCTTACATGTTCAACGTTCCGGAAATTCCGGATAGTTAATGCGTACTATTGTATTTGATACATGCCTCGCTACATTCTTCTGTGCAGAGTGGTGAAATATTAGGAAAGCACCATCTACACGGCACATGTTCGTTTTTACCGAACAACTGCCATAGTTTCAAGCAAACCGACTTGATAATTTTCTTCATTCCAGCACCCCTAATTCAGAGTATGTCTTGAATATCTTCGGTGATTGTATAGCGAACCAATCAATCATTTCTTCGTTTTTTGCCCACGGTTTGTTAGATGTGTGCGCGTCCCAACGTAAACCGCTTTCGTTTAGATACGCATGGATAATTTCATGACGCAATGCGGCGCACTCTCCGACTAAACACGCGGCGTTAATCTCGTCTTTGTGGCACTTAGTGTTAATAGCGGCAGGAAACGTTTTCAAGTCACCGACAACGATCAACGACGCATCGCAATAGCAATAAGCGTTTGAATCATCTTCAGCGAACGACGCATCATCTTCGTATTTGCGCAACTCTATGCGGTACATTGTTTCAAGCACGTTAATTGTGCATGGTAACTTATCTCGCAAGTCCATCATTACTCACCTTTCGATTATTCCGCGCGTAATATCTCTATTGCATTTTATCACTTTAATGCGCTAAAGTCAAGAAGCAAGAAAAGAACCGACGCAATATGCTATCGGCTCTTTGTTTGGGAGCTAGTCCCATCATTTTTTAGTGCGGTATTGAATCCCCGCACCGCACTAAAAAATGATGGGACTAGCGCACACGGTCGCTTTCTTCCGCGGATTAGCTCGCGCCCGCTGGCAGGACAAGCGCGTTTCAACGTTGCCCTCGTGCGCACTGTAGCCAGCTTAGGAATTTATAACGCGCTTTGATTCGCGTCGATACCTTATCACGCCCAAGCTATTTATACGGGATTCCCGTAATTGTTGAAATGATGCCAAATACAATATCAATCACGTGGTATCCAACCAGAACCCACAATAAGAAATGTTCCATTTTACTCATTGCGCTCCCGCCTTTCGCTCCACGTAGAGCAGTAAAATTGCTTTATCTGGTGAATATTGTGCGGGCGAGGATTTGTGCAATGTCACCTCGCATGGTTGCACAGCCGCCTTGCATCATGATTGCTTGGCGTAGCTACTTTGCATAGTAGCGTCCCACGTGGAAACACCTTCCATCGTCGGCAACCTTAGTCGTTAGCGTCTACCTATTCCGCCACCGCACAAACTTAAAATCGATCGCCGTACCCGTTCGCTCCGGTCTAGTACGTCAGATGGTTTCTGCCCGAGTCGAACGGGCTTTCCGCGCGTAGCAGAGCGTTCCCTGTCTATCCGCCATCCAATGCAATTCCGAGTGCCCCGATGCTGTTCCTGCATCTACTACCTCGGCGCAAACGATCAAACTTAATTGCGGTCACGACTTCCACGTGATTACGGATTGTCACATCCGATACGGTTAAATTCACCGCCGCAAAATTAATTCTCGTTTTCCGCTACAAAACTCGATACAAGGCGAGAACATCGCGGCTATGTTTTTCGGGTCTTTGACCCGTTCGCTGTAATGGTAGTATATCACGGGTTACTTGTATTTGTCAATAGGCAAATCTGGTTGCCATCGATTTGTTTTGAAAACGTCTGTTTCTCCGCACCTGTCGCAACTCCACTGCGATATCTTCCTGCGAAGTTGTTTTTCGTTCTCGCGCTTAAACTCCCAGTATGATGTATCGCGCCACTTATGACCGAGTAGCTTGCAGATTAGGTTCATTGTGCGTCCTTCCTTTCCCACGCGCAAAAGATGATTGCAAAGAACACAATCCACCATTTTTGAAAAACTATTGCAAGCGCTGTGAAGCAAATCAGCGGTATCGCGTTATTAACGACGATTGCTTTAATAATAGCCGGATCACTTTTCACTCCGCGCCGTCCTCTCTCGCAACATACGCCCAGCAGTCTGGTTCCGCTATCGGCGTACCGTCGTTGTAAACTCTTCTAAAAACCCAAGAGTCTGCTATAATCAAACTGATCGCATGTTGCGCGTTCATCGTCGTGCATATAATCGTCTCACAACCCCGCAAGTCGCACGTTTCACATTGCGGTAGTATTTTATTTTCCATCCGCACCTTCCTTTCCAAGCAGCTCCGCGAGGTCGAGCGTTTTTCCTTCAAGGTTTAATCCGTCTATCACCGACGCACGTCTCACGTACCCCATGCGATAGTTCGCTTGTATAGGCTCTCCGAACGAATAGAACCACAGGCAATCTTCCAAATCCGAATCGTGTCCCAACCTCGCCGAACGCGCCCCTATGTCATACCACGATTTGAATAGCGCCATCTGCGCCTCGTTGAATCGCGGGGGAGGATCGAGTAGGTCGGCAAGCTCTTTCATTTCTTGCGTTGTGAAAGTCAGTATTCGATATTCACCGTATGGGTTCCCTCCGTTTCGCAATCTGGTTGCAAGCCCTTTTAGAATTTCGCTCATTCTGCGCCTCCGTCCTGCTCAACCCGTTCAACCTTTGCTGGAACTCCATTGTCGTTATGCCAGCATGCGTCTTCCTTTGCGTCTTTCTTACGCGAGTAAGAAGCCACGTCCACCCACCCTTTGGATGTGAGTGTTTTAACTATCCACTTGTATTTCATTTCCCCCTCTCCTTCCTGCGGCAGTCCGCGCCACTCCCATGCAGGGCATTTCTCACAAAAACCATGATCGTCTGCGGCAAGCTTGCAAAGCCCGCTTTCGTTGTGTCCGCATGTGTGCGATGTATGTGCGAATTTCTTTATGTCTGCCTCGGCTTGCTCTGCGCGGGCGGTCAGAATGGCGATCTCGGTTTTCGCGTCGATGACTTTTTGATGGCAATTTAGCATGTCGTTCAGAATATCGCCCAACGTTATACGGCTTCTAAGAACTTTATGTTCTCTGTGCTCGCTAAGAAATTCCCACACTTCACCAAACGTGATCTCGCCCGTGGTCGGCTCATTTGTGGTCATCGGCGCTCCTCCTGTTCCATGCTTTTGTTGCTTCTTCTTTCGTGTCGAATATTCCACCGTAATCAACGTCATATCCGAACAACAACTCACAATCTGCGCAATAGACGCAGAGCGGATGATTCCTTGCTGGTCTATATAGCTTGTGCCCAAAGTCCACTATTTGAACGTCGTTCCCGCAGAACGGGCACGGCATCAGCTTACTTTCCATCTAGTCCTCCTGTCCACGGTTCATCTGCTTTCGTCCACGCGATCACGCCATAAATCAGCCAATCCGATTTCGGTAGAATCCATTCACCCACGCCATCACAGTAGCGATATGGTATGATTGCGGTTTCAAGCCACGTTCCTGCTTCGCTACCGACTTGCAACGTCACTTTATATCGCGCAGAGTTCGTCGGAAGCCCCTCGGCGCACGGTGTCCAGTCGGACTTCGCATTCAGCTCCATGATGCGCTCGGCTGCTTTCTTGATCTGTTTCGGATAAAGCGCGTCGAGGATAATCTGTTCTGCGAGATCGTGAATCTCTTGGTTCATGTAGCGTCTCCTTTCGGCTCGGTGGCGGCTAGGGCGCGGGCTTCTGTTGAATTGTCGATGCACCGCATACAAGCACCATCTATCTTTGGCACTGGTGTGTTTGGGCATCTGAAACACGAAGCCGCAGTGCCGTATGCGTGAATCACAATTCTGCCATCTCGCTCTGCTTCTGCGAGTTCGCGGATTCTGTCGAACGTCACACCGTTGGTCGCTCCTTCCTGCCCTACAAGGGCATCGTCGAACTTCACTTTCCCAATGATGACGCTTACCATCGTTCCGTCCATTTGCTCAACGACCGCCGTTTCTCCGTCCATCATCCCGCCAGTTATCAGTAAGCAAAACCCCGCGCGCCATTCATCGGCGTTGAATATTTTATACAAACATTTACGTCTCATAACCCCTCTCCTTCCTGCGGCAGTCCGCGCCACTCAATCTGGTTCATTACAAATCCTCTCGAACTCTTCTCCCGCTTCAAATCCTCTTTCATACGCCGCATCCCGTTCCCGCTCGGCTTGCTCTGCGCGGGCGGTCAGAGCGGCGATCTGCTCGTTCTTTTCTTTCGATGCCGCGCTCCAATTCTCGCATGTGATTTTTAGCGTCTCTCGCAAGTCCGCGTTCTCCCGCTCTTGGCTTTCGAGGCGGTTCTTAGCGTATATTACGGATGCAATCGCTTTCGGAACGCGCTTCGATATATCACCATAAGCGAAAGCGTCCCATGCGCAATCAACGATCTCGCTTAACGCCCGCACGATCTCGCCCGTGGTCGGCTCACTTGTGGTCATCTTCTCACTCACCGCTCCCGCTCCTTTCATGCTCGGCTCTCCGGCTTCGCCCTGATCGCAGAATCCGTCTGCGTCCACAAGCGAATAGTCCTCGTAGTGCTTGCTGTATTTGTGCCAAACGTTCCGCACTTCTTCGCCGCGTCCGATGGCGCAATGAAGTCCATGAACGTCGCAAGCATTCCGTTTGAGTGGCGTACCATATTTGCACTTCACGCACCGCACGACAGGCTCAACGTCTGCGGCGGGTGCGTTGTCGAGAACCCATAGGATTTCGTCAATCGTTTTCTTCTCCGCGTTACCCGCCATCGCTCTTGCGTGTTTCAGTAGCGCGATCTCCGTATCTGCGCTGATGTACTTCTCGCTCACTTGGTCGCTCCTTCCTGCTCGTGCTTGAGTAGAATTTTGCAATTTCCAACGTCTTTCGGAAGCTCAAGCGCGGCTTTCATCGCATCAGCCTGCGAATCATATTCGTATGGGTGAATGACGTTACTACCCGTTTCCCACCAGCCGTGCGCCACGTATTCGCCAAAGTCTTTTTCGATCACGATTATATATTTTTCTGGCTTACTCATTTCCCATTACCTTCCTTAATCCGTTTCGCTTCACGACGCGCCCAGCACCAACACGACATCCGCTTTGCATGTGTTGCGAGATTATACCGATACGACATCCTACAGTTACACAGAATGCTTAAGCCGTCGTTTCTGTCTATTGCCCATCTGCATTGCCCGCACGGATGGAATATCCCGCGATATGTCAGCCGCACCCACCTGTTCCATTTGATCTTCAATAGAAACAGAATGTTTCCGTGTTCCTCGTGACAGTCGCACTGGTATTGATATCGCGTCCATGTGGCATTAAATAATTCCACACGGTCGCACAGCGGGCACTTCTCAACCTTCATCGGAGCCCTCCTGTAAGAAGCTCTTGTTGTGTTCTTCCGCGAGAATGTCAAGCGTTTCGCGTATCGAATATTTACACGCCGAAATCTGCTTTCCGTTTCCGTCGAACATTTCATACTGGTCGCTGTCATTATATTGCGCGGCAGAATGTGTTTTCTTAACAATCCAAAATTGGCTCTTTTTCATTTTCCCTCCGCAGCGCTGTTGAGGTAGGCGACCTCTGCTTTAATTGCATCGGCTGGTTCTAGCGCGTAAACTCTATCCACTGATGTTCTTCTCCAGTTCATGAGATCACGTGCCATTGCCTCAGTGTCCTGCGCCCACCGTTCCAGAAGAACGGACGCGACCGTGCGAGGCTTGTTCGCATTAACTTCAAGTGTCGATCCGCAATAAATACACCTGTTATTTACCGTTATCGGATCATCGCATATACACTCAACGCATCCAAGTTTTCCGCTCATTTCGTCTCTCCTTCCGTGTACGGGCTGTTGAGGATTTCAACGATTTGCCGTATTGCTTCTCGCTCGTCAAGGAATATCGCTTCTGCCGTTAGATTGAGCATCATGCTGGCTCGTTCCTCCACCGTCATCTGGTTGATGCGCTCGTTCCATGTCAGCGGCTTGCTCTCCATCTCCGCGATATGCGCAAGGGCTTCGTCTACGTTCGGGATGTCCACAACGTGATAGATTTTCGTCTCAATCGCGCCGCACTTTTTAAGTTCCAGCAGCGCAGTCTTGTCGGCGGTGGTCAGTCCGTTATACATTCGGTTCTCCTTTCGGTTCGTAATGGTCGGTGTGCTTGCTGTATCGAACGCACTTGCGGCAGTTATCGAGAATGATTCCATCCGCTAAAGCCTCATGCCGTCTGCACCCCTCGCACGTCATCGGCTCGTTCTTCTGTCGCTCTAGCTCGGCGCGGAGAATCGGAATTATGAGTTCTAATCTCGATTTTTGTTTTGCCATGATTGCGCAACTAATGCCTTTAGACAAAAACTCGTCTGCGTTTTTTAGCGCACCTTCAAAGTACTCAATCGCCCGTTCGATTTCCTGTGTCATACGTCCTCCTGCTCGTCGCTCACTTCGATTTGCTCCGTGTCGAGCCATTCCGTCCACTCTTCAATCATGCTGCTATAACCATCAGCAAGTAGCATCGCGCAAAACGCCTTGTCGGTTTTGATCCGTTCATAGTTCGTCATACGCTCTCGCCCTCCGTCAGGTCGCGCCCTACAACGTCGATTCCATCAAACACGGTCTGTACCATCTCCCGTATGCCGTTTAACGCTGTACGGGCTTCTAACAGGCTGTAATCGCGTTCTTTCACGGCTTTGCGCTGATATATCCGACATAGCGAGGTCGCGCACTCGTCAATCGTCCTGTAATATAGCGGCGTTGAGTATTTCATTTTCTCCTCGCCCGTCTCTTTATTGATTGCCATTCCCTTTTCTTGCTTGAGAACATAGTTCAATTCATCCGCGCTGATTACCCAACCGTCGAATAACTTAATCATTTTTCTCCCCCTTCATCCGCTCGATTATCTTAAGTGCTTTCTCGATGTTGATCGGCTCTTTATCTTCCCACTTCAAGAAACTTGTATCACACGCCGATATCATACACGCAAGATTTCCATTCCATTGTCCGAGTAATTTTTTCGGTTTATTGTAATATCCATACACAGTAAACCTATCAAACTTATCCCGCGCGGCATATTTTGCTTTCCAGAATAGAAACTCTTTCAATACGCCCTCGTGCTTCAATTTCAAATCACTGTATGCCATGCAAATCCTCCTATCTCGCTAATATAACAAAAGCCATTACGATTTGGTAAATCGCCAACACAACGCCCATCCCGCTCATTATGCACGGCATTCCGGTTATTAATAAAACAAACACATGCTCTAATCCCCATTCTTTATCTGATCCAAGGCTTTTTATAGCCTTTACCATCGCGCATAAAACCGGAGCGCATAAAAATAAAAGTATTGCACCAGTTATCATGTAGTCCTTCCAAGTTCCCACGTTTCTATCACCTCCTACTATACTGGTATCATACCGCGTTCATGCGCGTATGTCAATATGTTTCTGTAAAAAACTATTTCTTTCTTTTTCGCCACCGCGCGGCTCATTTCGCGGTTCGCGCCGGATGATTCCACCCAGTCCGGCAACGGCACCAGCACATCGCACTCGTCCACAAACACGAAGTCGCACCGCATATGACCCTCATATGTTAGATATGGCGGTATCAGTGTGGGATAGAGTACAGCGAAACCGAGATTCATCAGCACCGTCGCCGCGTCCGCAAACTTCGCTTCGTAGTTCGGATCACTCGATATCGCGCCGATGATGTAGGCTACTTTGCGTCCGTCACTCGTCATGCGGTTTTCTCCAAGTAGGTTTCCACAATATCCACCAAATCATCCACAAGCGCGGTCGCATGTTCTCCGCTTATAATCGTGCTTCCGTGTTTTCCTTTAAGCTCAAACTTTTTCATGTTCGCGTACCCTGTTAGCATGGCGGGGAGGCGCTTTGCCATCCCCGCATCAAAGAACGCGTTACCCGATATTCCCGCGATTGTAATTCCGTGCTTGATGTTCGGATTAAAAAAAACATACAACCCATCAACGCCATCAAACTCTATAGCCTTGCACCCCGTTTCAAGCTCGATCTTCTCAATCTGTTTGTAGTTCATGCCACACCTCAAAATAATGATATCTGCTCGTATTCTACCGCTGATCTCACGTTGCGTTCTGCCACATCGTAATAGCTTTCTTTCAGCTCAATTCCAACCGCTCGACGTTTGAGTTTTAACGCCATATACGCTTCTGAACCAATCCCCATAAAAGGCGTGAACACAATGTCGTTCTCGTTCGTCCAGAGCAGTATAGCGCGCTTGATGACCTCCAACTGCAACGGGCAAATGTGCCGCTCGTCGTCCTGCTCTCTTGCGCTCATGTATTGCAACGTATCAGACGGTCTAATGTCCATCCAAACGGGCGAAGCGTATTGCTGCCAAGCGTCAACGGGGAATGATTCGTTCGTGTGCGTTACGGGTTCCGGATTCTCTCCCGGCTTGCGCATTGTCACAAGATAATCTGGTATCCCCTGTCTGCTCATGCAAGAATCTTTTTTGATCTGCTTGTGAAGTAGTCCTAGTGCCTTTGTTCGTTGCATCGCCGTTACCGGGTCTTTCCATATGCAAACCTCGGAATGAAAGATAAACCCGACATCCTCAAAAATTCGAATCAGTTCCCCACGAAAGTCACGAATACCAATGTACCCGTCACGCTCTTTGCTCGTCGGTAGGTTCATACAGTGAAAGCTCATGTTTCTGCCCGGCATCAGAACGCGATACAGTTCCTTTGCGATAAACTTGAACTGCTCATAAAATTCTGCATGCGTTCGGCAATTACCCAAGTCGCGCTCGCTGTTGGAATATGTGTACAGTGACGCGAACGGCGGCGAGTACACCGAGAAGTGAAGCGAGTTGTCCGGAATGTTCTGCATGACTTCGCACGAATCGCCGCAGTAAATCGCAAACTTGCTCGTTACATCCTGTTTCTTTACGCCATTGATTTCAACCATGATGGAATCTCCATTCTCATATTTGTTTTATAGCTGTCCGAGATTTTAACGGTCTTATGAATATCCGCGCTCAAAATATCTTTTGTGTGCTTGATTAGTTCTTCTTTCATCCGCTCAGCGTCTTTTTGTTTGCGCTCGATATTCGCCCTCACCGCGCCCTCTGCGTCTGAAATGATGATGTAAACGTCAACGGGTTTGTCCTGTCCGAATCTCCAACACCGACGCACCGCCTGATAATATTCTTCAAACGAATCAGACAACCCGACGAAAATAACCTTATGGCAATTCTGCCAATTCATGCCCCAACCTGCGATCTTTGCTTTACTGACAAGAGCGCGAACGTTTCCCGCCGAGAATCCAAGCATCGTGTTTTCCTTGTGTTGCATGGTATCCGATCCTGCAACCTGTATCGCGCCGTCTATTGCTTTTTCCAGCGCGTCGCCCTCGTCATTCAACCCGCACCAAATCAATACTTGCTCGTCTGTTTCGTTTGCAATCCGCGCCGCGATTTCAACACGATCATCCAAGCTTGTGCGCCGCGCCGCTCTGCGTTCTTCCAGCGTTTGAGCCACACCCGCGAACAGTCTCACTTGCCCGTTCTCGCAATCAAGCGGCTCTGATTCCGTCTGTACTTCGTGAATGCGCAATTCTGGCAAGTCGTAACCGTCCTGCTCGTATCCAAGGTCTTGCGGTCTTGTCAAGCAACACGCCCACGACGCTACAAACTCAAAGAACTTATCCACCGCATGACCTTTTAACCGCCACTTTGCCGTATCGCCACCATCGTGAATGAAGAACGTCGCAAGCATCTCTGTGTGCGTCATAACTCCTAAAAACTGCGAGTGCTGCCCAAGCTCCATGAAGTCGTTCGGTGATGGTGTAGCGGTGCAGCATAGTTTATACGGCGTGTCCGCGAATGATTCTGTCAGGTATTGACGCGTCTTGCTGTCCTGATGTTTTAGAATACTGCTCTCGTCAAGCACGATCCCGCAGAATGCGTTCGGATTAAAATGCTCGATCATCTCATAGTTAGTAATATTCACGCCGCCTTTAACGTCTGCTTGCGTCCGGCACACCGTAACGCGTACTCCAAACTTGATACCCTCGCGCTGCGTCTGCTTTCCTACCGACAATGGAGCAAGAATTAAAACAGGCATCTGGCAATGTTCTGAAACCTCTGCCGCCCATTCAAGTTGCATCGCGGTTTTACCGCTTCCGCAATCGCTGAAAATCGCGCTCTTGCCTTTTCGCAAGCACCATCTCACAATATCCGTCTGCCATCCGAATAGCTTTTCATTCACGTAGTCGGATTCAAACCCGCTCCCCATTACCCTGATTTTTTTGCGTTCTAAAAATTCACTATATTCCACGCTTCTCTCCTTTGCACTTTGATACCATGATTATATGATGCGCGTATTGTCTGCGTCAATGTTTTTTTCTGATAGGATCTCCACGATCCGTCTCCCGCACTCCGCTTTCGGCGTGAATTGCCACTCGATGCCGTAACGCTCGGACATCAACATGGTAGCACCTCTATCTCCGTTCGCGGATTCTCCTTGTCGTACCCGCCGCGTAAACGCAGTTCTATGCAATCAAAACTATCATCTGCAATCACGCCAGCCGCCGTTAATCCGTCCAGTATCATCTTTCCCGCGTAGTTGTCGGGATCATGCCGCGTCCGCGTCGGGAAATAATACGTGATCGTTACGATTGCCTTGTTCAGCGGTTCGTATCGTTGCTGCTTGCACGTGTAGTACACTAGCTCTTTCCACTCGCGCTTTACTGCTTGATATTCTCTGTCGTTCTTTCGTCCGGCGAACTTGTTTAGTGATGGCGGGATTCTATCGATTGTGATTATCATCTATCAAACGTTCCTTTCGGCACTTGTACGTTTTTACTTACCCGACAAAATTTCACGCGCCGTTTCAATTTTCTTCTTGTGTTCCAATTCTCGTATCGATTGCCCGACAACAGGAATGATAACACACGCGCCGAGGATTCTGTCATAAATTCGCTTTTCTCTAATATCGGTTGCTTTTGCCATTTCATCCGGCGTGAAGTTTGTTGTAACGATCACAGGTTTTTTTGATTTAATCCTAGCGTCCACTGCATCAAACGCACGTTCCCACGCAAATGATGTGTCGCGTTCCGCTCCGAGATCGTCAAACACAACCAGAACGGCGCGTTCAATCAATGCAAGCGCAGAATCGTATTCATCGAATGGCGTTCTGATTATACGAGATAGCGAGGTCATCACAGCCATCTCGCCCATGTCTATAATCGCGTTTGCAATGCAAGCCGCGTAAAACGTCTTACCTGTTCCAACGCCGCCAGTGAAAAGCAATCCAACGTTTTCATCGTACATCTTTTGAAAATTTTCTACGTATCGTTTACATTTCGCCGCAAGTTCTGGATTGTAACCTAGATCATTTTGAAAACGCATGTTCTGACTTAATGTGTCTGCAATTCCGCGCTTGCGCATTGATTCAATTCTTTCTTGCAGATACGCTTTTTCTCGTTCTTCGTTTTGTCTATTAATCTCACACTGGCATGTAGTTGGATATAGTTGACCGATTTCAACGTCTTGATGTAAATGAAATATGTCGCATACCTTTTTGCTTTTTTCGGTCATTTCACTTTCCAACGGTTCGCCACAAACATCACAATACTTCATATGCGCTCGTTGAGGTCGTGTAGTCCTTTTCTGTCGGCTCTACTCGATCACCTTTCTTAAGATTATCCATCGGATAAACGCCTTGCCATCCTTTTTCAATCGCGTGATTTATTAGCGCGATCTGTTGCTTTTTGTCGTTTGGTGCAAGCGTTTCTAGTTTTGTTTTTAGCAATTCGATAGCATGATCCGACATTGGTTTCTTAAGTTTCTTTCTATGATCCTTGAAAAATCCAATAGCAATATCAAATTCATCCAGCGGCTTGTCCGCCTTATGTTTCTTTGTATTTACAGGTACAGTTACATTAACAGGAACATTAACAGGTACAGTTACAGCTTCGTTTGCTTCGTTTTGCTTGACAAAAGAAGCACTTGCTTCGTTTGCTTTGTTTTGCTTGCGCGATTCTCCGCTCGCAACGCCTCCGATTCTTCCGGATAAAGCCCGCTTTTCTCTAATATTTTCCCATTTTTGAGAATCCCTATCGATTTGAGCGCGAACAAAAGAAAAGCACATATCAGCCGCCGCAGATAATTCGGGTATTTCTCCTGTTGATGAATAATTGAGAATTGCAATGAAAACCGAGCCAGCTTCATCAAGCGAAAGCTTCTGAACATGTTGAAGCAAGTCGGTATAAATCACAATAGATTGCTTGCAATCGCTCATGTTATTCCCCTTTCGCAATTCGTTCTGCTTCTAATTTTTCAATTCTGATCGTGCTACCGATACGGATAACTTTAACCTTACCTGCGTTTATCCATCGATAGACAGTCATCTTTGTAACGTGAAACATCTCGGCAAATTCTTTGACCGTCAACATACAAAGCCTCCTTTCGGCTTGATATCATTATAATACAAATGTTATTGTTTGTCAATAGATGAAGCCGCGCCATCTCTAACGCGGCTCACCGTCCGCTCCGCTATTTTACTTTTTTCCTTTAACAGCCGCCGCGACTACAAGCGCGACAAGCTCAACGCCAACAGTAACGAGGATTCCTGCAACAAATGGATGAATATACATTGTATCTCCTTTCTTAAAACGGGATGTCATCGCTCTGAATGTCAGCGAATCCAGCCATGTCTGCCGCGTCCGCTTGCGGATCGTCGTGCTTCTCCTGCTTCGGCGTGAGGAATTCAACCTCGTCCGCTTGCACGTCAAGTGACATGCGCGTGGTGCCGTCCTTCGCTTCGTAGGTTCGCGCTTGAAGCTCGCCGATGACCGCTACTTTCTTTCCCTTGCTCAACCACCGGGCGCATGTGTCACCGAGCGCGCGCCATGCGTTGATGCGGAAAAAATCGGTTGTCTTTTCGCCCGCCGTGTCCTTGAATTTACGGTCTACTGCGATTGTGAACGAACAGACCGTTACGCCGTTCGGCGTGGAGCGCACTTCAGGATCACGAACGAGTGAACCGATAAGTGTAATTTTGTTCATCCTACACCGCCTAAGATTAACTCAAGAATCGGATAGATGAAAACGTGCGCGATAATCACACCAAGCATGAAGTATAAAACAAAACGATCTTTTGTATTCAATGTTGTTTCTCCTTAATTCCAGTTTACCTTGCGGCTCTCGTTCGCCATCTTGCGCCGTATCTTTTTCTTATCGAATGTCTTTGCGCCGAAACTCCGCGCCGTGTTGATCTGGTCAACGGTCAATAGCGGGTTAGGGCTTGCCGCGTTTTCGAGTAGTCTGTTGTGTCTTGCACTTTTCATTTAGTTTCTCCTTAAAAATCGTATTTTTTGTAGTACAGCAAATCTTCGTTCCAGTCGGGATATTTGCTTTTGAGGTACTTCCGCAACTTCCATCGGATTTCACACCGTTGCTCTGAATTGTCGTAAAGCTGATGGCAAGCGTGGCACAGCGTAACAATGTTCTGCTCGATCCCAAGCCCGCCGTGAGCGCGTCCGACGAAGTGAGCGACAGGATCACCCAACGCGCCGCAGTTGATGCACACGCCCATGTCACGCTCCATCACCGCGAGTTTGACCGCCTTGCTTATTGCGGTTGCTTTGGTTTGTCTATGCGTCCCCATTGATGCATCATCCTTTCCAGCTCATCCGGAGCAAGCGTTTCGATGCCGAGTTCTTTTGCCTCCTCGATGATCCCGTTGATAAACACGGACATTTCTGCGCTGTCATACTCGGATGAACCAATCCAGAACCGCCAGTATTGAGCGTTCTCCTGCGTCAGCTTCTCGTGCGGCGCGGTGTACTTCCAAGCGCGTTTCCACTTCTCCGCGTCCGCGTCCTTAATCTTGACCACGCCGCCTTGACCGTAGCACTTGAGCATATCGAGATACACATCATCTTTCGTGATGGTTGCTTTCGATGCCGTGAGCGCGTCCGCGATCTTAGTCATCAAAACCCATGCGTAGGCGTTCGCGTCTTGTGAGCGTTTTTTCGTCCACTTTTCAAGATTAGCGGCAATGTCAAACCCGCGCAACTTTTCAAGGAATGACTGGAGCGGTCGCATTTGATCCGCTCCAATCTCACACTCAAAGCGGCACGTGTCCGAGTTGATGCGGAATACTCGGATGTTACGCAGTCGCAATCGCATATTACTTCACTCCAAGCATTTCATTGATTTTACCTTGGCCGAACGCAAGCTGACCGAGGCTCATATCATCGAAGTTCACGAACGTTTTATACTGTCTTTCGTATTCTCCTTCGACATACATCTTTGCTTTCTTTTCGTCGCGCCCTGCATCACGAACGGTTTTCAGAATCTTTGCGCGGAGATCGTCCGTTGCTTTTTTTACAGTCGAAGATTCTTCCTCGGTGCGTTCTGGTTTCGGATCGTTTTGCGGCTCGTCTTTCGGTTCGTCGTGCGCCTGCTTGCCGCCACGCGGGAACGTGTACACCACCGCGCCGCTCTTGTCATCGATGATAGAAAGCCGACTTATGCGGTTGCCGTCATACTCGATAGACTTTACCGAGAACGTTGCAAAGCCCGATACAACAAACTGACCCTTCGAGTTTTTCTCCGTCTTGACGTTGAGGAAGATAAACGGCGATGTGTATAGTTCGCGCCCGATGCCCCAACGGAACCCCGCACGCTTGAACGCGTCGGACGCTTCGCCCTTCTTCTCATTTCCTTCGTTGTCCTCGCGGGATTCGATGCCGCAATCCCACTTTGTCACGCCGTTGATGGTGATGCCGCAGAACAGGTTACCCTTGATCTCTTTGTAGTCACACGACCAACAGTCCGCGCCTACGGTTTCGTCAAGCAGCTGCATATCCGTTCGTGCGGTCTTGTAGAGCAACGCGGTTGCGCCTTTCTCGCCAACGGTTTTCACGCGCACTTCAATCTCGTCCGCGTTGAGTTTGCGAAACTTATCTTCCATCGTTATCACCTCACTTGATTTGCAGGTTGTTGGATTCTACGATGGTTGCCGCCGTGATCTCTCCACCAGATTCAAGCACTTCCTTGATTGCGGTCTTGCTGATCGTCGGTTCTTTGAAGCTCAACAGCGCGGGATTAACAGCCTTTGCCCATTCGATAAAGTCGGATTCGGGGATCAAAACGCGAACGGCTTTTGACTTGCGCCAAGATAGTTTAACGCGAGGCGTTTCAAACTTCTCTCCGTCCGTCAGCATGCTCGTCAAAAACTCTTTCAAACGAGCCGCGGTGTTTTCGGCAACCTTGCGCCGTTCAGCCAGTGCGGTTTCTTCTGCTTTGAGTGCCGACGCGTCGCTGTCGAGATTCTTGATATAAAGCGCAACGTTTTCGATTTTCGCCGTGCGCTCCATGCTCAACTGCTCAAAGAAAGCAACGTCAGCGATCTCGCCCGTTTCAGCATCAATAAGCTTTTCTAGCTCCGAGTTAATTTCATAAAGTTTCACTTGCTTTCTCCTTCTCTGTCCACGTGTCCAGCCGCGTAATTCTCGCTGATCTGGCGCAGGTCGGTCGTGCCGTTATGCTCAACTAGATCATGCAAATACTTTAGCTTGCTTTTGTAAAACGTACACGGCTTATCTGGATGACACACAACCTCGTTGAGGCACAGGCAGTACGGTTGTCCGCTGCGTGTTGCAGCTGCAAAACAATCACTGTTCATCCTTCACCACTTTCAGCGTCATCGTTCCAGATTCCGCGTCGGTCGTGATGTACACCTTGTCGCCCGTTTTCCAGTCGAGCGCGTCCTGATGCTCTCGCGGGATTCCCAACAGCATCTGGTTGGATTGCGCCTTGCTTCGCGCCTCGCGCAATACGCGAACGCAGGTTAAAATCTTGTTCATTTTCTTACCTCGTAAAAAAGACGTTCGATAAAGTTTAGCTTTCGGATTTCGCAATAACGAAGATACCAACCGCATGCCCGCAAACCATCATCACCGTGGATTTCTTCTATAGTTGCAATCTTACCCATAAGTTCGTCCATGTGATGAACCCATCCAACTGGTCTTTTTTTGAATCGTTTAATTCGGATTTTTTCTCCAATGTTGAATTTTTGCATTAAATTCTCCCTTCATGCTTTGTAATAATTGTAGCATGCAAATACGCGCTAGTCAATGTTTTTCTGCTCTTTCAGCCAGCCCGCGAAGTCGCCGTCATCGTCTGCGAGAAATTCCCGAACGCCTTGTAAAACCGCACTGGCGTAAAAGCTTTTTCGCATATCGTTGATTGTCGATGAAAGCACCACGTCAATCTGTTCCGGCGTGAGCACTTTCGCATACAGTCCGTTGACCTTCACGTCAACTTGCGCGGTCTCGCCGTACGCAAGCGCGTTGTCGAAGTTGTGATGATCCGCCCAGCACTTCTCGCAGATTCCGTAGTTGGTCGTTTCCTCGTCTACTTCCGCGCCGCACAGAGCGCAGTCAACACAGATCACATCGACCATCGGTGTACCGTTCGGGCACATGGTCGCGTGGGGGTTCTGATGGCATTCGTCACACATCGGCTACTCCTTGATCTCGTGAAACACGCCGTAGGTATTAGCCGAGCAAAAATCAGAAAAAGATTCAAACGGCTTCTTATTCATTCGATTCCATCCATCATAATCGCTAACGCCGTTCGTGATAACAGCTATTCTTCCAGCACTTTTATGTCTGAATGTATCGCATTCCCACTCAACGCAAACCACCTTCCCCGTGTAGAACTTCGGCGGTTCGGGAGCGGTGGAAAGCGTTCCTTCAATGTGCCATCTATCCCCGTCTTTCCATTCAACAAGATAAGGAATCCTGTCGTTTGCAACATGCTTTACTTGTCCAATACCAAACACCTCATGTTCCACCCGATCCCCAACCTTGAACCTGTGCGCGGGCTGCGGTGCGGGCTTGGGTTCTTCGCGCCCCATCAGCCGATCAAACGCGAGTTTCGCGCCCGTGTCGAAGTCGAACGTGTCCGAAGGCGCGCACGTCGCCTTTGCCGACTTGATCACTTCGCGGTCGTGCCGCAACTCCGCAATCGTTTCTGCGCCAGAACGCCGGATCACGATGAACTCGCGGCGGGCAACCGGTTCGAAATCCGATTCACGCCAATCCCAACCAGCGGAACGATTGCCCGAAAAATCATCCTTGTCCTCAACAATCTTCGTGTCGCGAGGATCGATGCTTCTAATCGTTACAATCTTTCCCATCCAACAATCCATGCGTCCTGCGCTGTGCCAATGTGCTGGACGTTTGTCAAACACCTTCACGCGCACCTTATCCCCTACTTTGAACTTAGCCATTTTGTTTCTCCTTTCAATCTGTTGTTCCGTTGCAGCACGCCTCGCGCAGAATCGCGCTTGCACGTTTCGCGTCTTTCTTGGTCATTGCGTCAATGTAAACGGCGTTTGCCTCGCTCACAATGCGCTCTGACTCGCTGACGCGCTCCTGTAGGTGTTTTAGCACCTTCACAAGGTCTTTGTGCTGTGACGCGAGAGAACCGCGTGAAAGCGTCTGTACCGCGCCCGTACGGTCAATCCATAGTTTGAACATGAAGCTCTTCCTCCTAGCACTGATATTGGAACTTCGTGCATTTCTTGCCCTTGCCGTATTTCTTGTTGTGCATGTACCCCTCGTACACGTTCTCCAAGTTGATCATAGCAATGGCGTATTCTTCCTTCTCGCGGCAACGCTTCATCTCCTGCCGCATGAGCGCGTCCTTGACAAACTTCTCTTTGCTTATCTTCACTTCAACACCTTCAACCCTTCAACCGTTCCCACCGCGATGCAGTACACCGCACCCGCTGCCATCACCATCACGGCAACCCACGCCCAGAACCTTGCCCACTTCTCGCTCATACGCTTCTCCGTTCGCGCCAAATTGCCTTGCGGTATCGGTCGAAGTCGTGAATCTTGCGGCGACGCTTGGCGCGGTTATTCTTCTCGCGGCGGTACTCCCATTCCCACTTGACCGACCACCACGATTCGGTAAAGAATCTCGGAAAGAATGCGATGATGTCCTTGATAAACTGCTTCATTTCTGCTTCCTCCAAATCTGGTATTCTCGCTGTGTCATGATGATGTACCCACCAAAGACTTTCACGATGCGATCCCCGCCGTGAACCTGTTGCTGTGCCGTGTGTCGGCTTCCGAAAATGATTGGCATGTGATTGATCTCCTTTCGTTTTTATCTGGTCGTGTACTTGATTGCACAGAGCTTGTCGATTAGCGCGTCTACTTCCGATTGAAGCGGCTTTAACAGTTTGTAAAGTTCTTCATCTTCAAGATCATCATTCTCATACAGCGCATGTTGACGTGCTTGCACTGATTTGATCGTCGATTCGATTTCGCGGACTTGCTGTCTCTCCGCTAAGGATAGTAGCCGATCGACCGTGCGTCCCCGTCTGGTAAAACCAATGCTCCCGTATGCGCTCATGTGATCCTCTCTTTCTTCCCGCCTTTTGCCGGACGGGAGCGGAGTGTGTGCTATTAGCAGTATTGTAAGTATTCGGTTTTGCCACGCGCGATAAGAGATTCAGCGCGGGAATTACTCGCCCACTCAACGGTTTCTTTCGCGAGTCCGATTTGCTTGCCGGTGAGATAGGCAATGCGTCCGTCACGGCTGTCCATAACCGCGAGCAACAAATCAGTGAGCGCATCGTGCAATTCTTCTAGCTTGTCGATTTCTGCGCTTGTCGCGTTGCGTTCCTCGGCTTCGCGCATATCGCAGAAAGCGCGATTGCGGCGAAACTCGATGCTGTGTGCGTTCTTCTGAACCGAAAAAGGATAAAGCTTAGATTCCATTGTGATTGCCTCCTTGATTTGATACCTAATACTAACACCGCGATACGCGCATGTCAATACTTTTTTAGCATTTATTTTAATTTATTTTTGCGAAGTATACTTGGAATATTTGCAGCAGATTTCAATATTTTCACGCCCTAATTGAATATTAAAAGAGCGTGAAAGTAAGCACAAGAAAAGAGCGCACCCGTTAAGATGCGCCCCGTGTGTCGGTCGTATTATTTCAGTAATGATATTCCGAGTGCCACCAACCCCATGATGATCGCGGTGATGACCGTATCCCAGCGTTTCGTAGGTCGCTCTTTAAGCGAGCAGAGATCCGCTTTAATCTCCGTCAACATGCCAAAGATGCTGTCGAGCCGCGTTGTAGCCTTGCCTTGTTCTACTGCCATATCCTCAAACCGCTTATAGAACTTTTCGTGTGTGGCTCTGTTTTGTTCGGCATCCTTTTTTAGCATCTCGATTTCCTTTTCATACGGGCAGGGCTTTCCGCAGTCTGTCATGGTTCAGTCCTCGTTCGTCTTATTTCTTGTGGCTAGTTCTTTTTCGCTCTTGCTTTCTTCGCCAGTTTTGCTCCCGCTCCTGCGTCTGCCGCCTGTTCTGGTTCAACATAGACGGGATGGTCGCGAAAGTATGCGTTCGTTTCCTCGTCCATTCCCTCACGCGCTCGGATCAGCGAGAATTCAAACGTGTTCCGCATGGCTTGACATTCTTCCAGTTCTCGTTCCAGTTCAGCGATTCGCTTTGCTTTCTTGCCAAACATCAGAAGTTATACCCCTTTCCGTTGTGGATAAGTGATTCTGCCGTACTCTTGATAAGGTTTTCAAGGTCAACTCTCGCAGCGACAAGCAAACCCTTGACGGAATCTGCCAGCTTGGATTCGGTGATTTCGAGCAGTTCCTCACCGAGATATTCAATCTCTTCCTGTGTGAGCTTTCCGTCCTCGTGTGCCGCTTTCAGTCTCTCAACGGTTGTCTGTTGCAATTCGTAAACGGTTGTTTGAGTTGCCGCAACAACGATCTTGGTTGCCGCGTCGATGTTCTGTAGCTCGATCTTCTTCGCAAGCTTAGAAGATAGCCACGCGCCGAGTAAACCGATCAGCGTAACGAGTAGATACGCCGCGATTCCTACAGCCTGTTCGATGAGAAAATCGTTCATTTTGCACCGCCTTTCGTTGTTTATATTATACCACACACAATGGTTGTACGCAACATGCTATTCGATCCGCTTTGCCTTGATCGTCTCCAACAGCTCTTTGATTATCTTAGTGATCTTCACGCCGCTCACCGCGAATATCTCCGCAGTTGTCCAGTCGAACCAGCGGTTGATTAGCGTTTCGGGTTCGGTCGCGCCGTTCTTCACCGCGATCATAACGCCGATTGCAAAACCGATGTTCAGCACGATCACAGCGGCGATAAGCCATTTGGAGTATGCGCCCTTTTTCATTTCTCCACTAGCCTCGTCAAGTCTGCCCTGTTAGAAATGTAGCCCAAGCCGTGCGCCGTGTGTACGCAGTACCAGCCCGTTTTCGCATCGCGGTCAAGGAACGTTAGCTTGCTACCTTTCTTTTCCTCGTACAAGATCGGATTGCCTGTTCCTGCGCCTGTTCTCACGTTCACTCTACCGCCTAAAACAAGCACGTAGGGCGGTTTTGCAGCGTCGGTAGGGGATTCTATCGCGGGAGTGTCTGAAAACGCCTTAGAGCCGTTCTCCAGAACCATCAGAGTGTGTCCAACGCGCAAGTAAATCCCGCCGCGCTTCGCGTACTTGTCAGATTTCAAATGATCGTCATCGGTGTAGATGTTGAAGTCGCCAGACTTCTTGAACGCGTTCAACATAGAAGCGGTTGCAAGTCTGTTCGTTACGTTCGCACCAGCGAGATTCGCAATGCCAGAAACCAGCGAAGAACAGTCGCAATCACCAGACGCTTTCGTCACGTCGCCGCCGTTCGCTTTCGCGGAGTTGTACCAGTTGTAGCGATACGTCCGAGAGTATCCAATATTCGGATTCGCACACGCTTGCTCCATCATCACCGCCATGCGTTCAAGCAGTGCCGCGTCTTTTGCTTCGATGTACCAGCCCCATCCATCGCCGCTCACGTACCAAGACGAGATTTGAACCTCTTCGTTACGCTTGCCCTGTTGCTGGATTTGGTCGCCGCTTGCGCCCTCGCGCCCGCCCGATTCCGAGTGGACAGCGTGACCGATTTTAATAGGCATACTAGCCGCCTTTCTGTTACCAGATAACCTTGATGTTCCGCTTGTCGCGCACACCGGACAACAGAAGCTGTTGCGGGTTGTCTGCGTCAATCTCTCCACTTGGGTTGAGCATCTTGCGCATTGCGTACCCGCCGAAACTCTGCCATGATTCTGCAGAGACTACCACGGTTTTCCTGCGCGTGATCGTGTTCGTGCGAAGATCGACAACGATTCGCCCCGGCTTGGTTATCGCGCCCTTGTGCGAATGACCAACAATCAAACCGTCAAGCCCCTCGATGACGTACGAGAACCGCTCGTTTCGGTTGACGGTTGCGCCCGTGAGAACGCCTCCGCCCGCTCCATGTGTGACATAGAGCAGGTATGTGTTTGCCGCGCTCGTTCTTCCCGCTTCTTTTTCGACAGTGCCAACGCCGATTTTGAGAAACGCGCCGTCCTGCCGATAAATATCTTCGAGGTCGAGCTTGCACATCACGTCATACATCGGATCATCGTCCGCGTCTTTCTCGCTCCGCGCTTCGTGGTTGCCAATAGTTGAGCAGAGAATCAAATGCTTGATCGGTTCAAGGTATTCAACGAGTGCTTTCTTCTGGTCGCGCGGTCGCATGATGTCATCAAACGGACTGCCCACGCTGTTGCGCGTGTTGTTGTTTATCATGTCGCCATTTAGTACGATATATGTGTTTTTCTGCTTCGGCAACCATGCGCAGAATTTCGCCCATTCTCTTTCGTTGCAGAGAATTGATTTAAGGTGTAGGTCGCTTACTGGTAGAATCGTGATTCCTGACGCATCAGGGAAGCTGTGCTGAATCAGTTCAAAACTATCCTTCATTCGCCCTCCATATGTTGTATTTGCTGTAACGATTATACAACAATATGTTGTTCGTGTCAATTACCGAAACTCTTTCAACTCTTTTTGCAGGGCTTTCGGGAGCGCGTCGTATTTATTGCCCCGACACCATCATCTCAGGAAGGTCTGCCAGTGCGCGAGCGTTTAGTGCTTTCGCTCCGAGTGCGGTAGGATGCACATTATCCACGGCAAGCATCCCCGTGTACCACACGCCGCTCGAATTGGCACCTACAGATTTGGCGAAGTCGATGTAACGATAACCGCTCGCCCGAATCCATGCGTTTTTCTGCTCATTGTTTATCGTTGGAACTGTCGGTATAGTCCCAAATACGGGAGTGATATTGTGTGTCACGCACAGCGCAAGCATCTGATCGCGGTATGTTACCCAGTCCGTGTTAGGTGTTGCGCTGTCCGTTCCGTCATTCATTCCAAGACACCAGACCAAATATCTCGGTGCGCCGTACTGAACGAGATACTTAATAGCCTGTATCCCATTTACGCCACCTTCGCCCGCAAAACCGTCCAGAAGTACATTGGCGTCATAACCGAAAGAGTGTAGGTAGTACGTCCACCGCGCCGAGGAATAACCGAGGTAACTGTCACCAAATACCCATATGCTCTTGTTCAAGTCGGAGCATGTCCATGAAAGTTTGCAATTAACCATCGTAGTTCCAGACGATAGCGCGTATGGTGTTCCAATCGATTTCCGCGCCCACGTGTATTCTTTCGCGAAACTTTCTCCTGCGCTGATAATCGTAACCAGAACGGTTCCGATCGCCGTCTGTTCGAGAACCACTTGCAAGTTGCTTGCAATTGTAAGCCCGTGAGCCTCGGCGGTAGGCGTTGTACCGTCTGTATACACGGTAATATTGGTTGCATCCACAATGACGCGGTTGATTTTTCCCGTGGAAATTGTAGATGAATACGTGAGTCCAATTTCCATCGAACTAAACGTTGTGATATCTCCCGTGAAAACAATCTTTTCGTTTTTACGCAGATTGTTTCTCGCAGTTGCGATATAAAGGCTGCCGCCACTCGCAATATTTCCAGATACAGATATAGATTTCGGTTTTCTCAACCCCGCAGATGCGATTGCCGCAGTTTGCAATTCTGGAATCCCGCTCCAATTCGGCATAGCGTATGATCTCTTTTTCAGCGAATACGAATCGGTAGGATATGTTGTGGTATTGAAGCTAAACGCGATGTAAGCCGCGCCTGTCGCGGCACAGTTAACCTCCGTTAGGTTTTGAAACAGACCACTAACCGCCGTGTAGCGGTCGGAGGAAAGAAGCAGACCGAAACGCACGAACGTAAACAAATACGCAGCGTTTTCAACCGGAATTATGTACGAATTATAGCTTGCGTTCGTACTGTAGGCAATATGCCCGTCAGTGATATCGACATATTTTCCAGTTTGTTCGAGCGTTGCGGTGCTGAATAGATTGGACGGAGCGGTTACGCCGCTGATATTGATCGGCGTTACCTGACCAGTTCCCGTCTTATCTACCTTGTTTGCCCCAACCTCTTGCAACGCCGTTTCAACAGTAGTTCCGGTGTAGTACCCGCCCGCGTCGGTGATGGCAACGCCAGCCGCGTTCTGATCACCCGTGTTCGTGCCAGACAAGTTCGCAAACGTAACGTTGTCATCCGTGTCCAACCCCAAGCTATCCCTTGTCGGCAACACCTGATCGCCCGTGTTCGTGCCGGATAGATTGGCGAAGGTTACCGTATCATCCGTATCAAGCCCTAAGCTGTCGCGGGTCACGGTCGCAACGGTATCGTCTACATACTTTTTATCGGCAAGCTCGTTATCTAAGTCAATCACGCGATCAGCCGCGAGTTTCGGAATACCGCCGACGAAC